TGGTGAGATTGACCGAGGTGGCACCCACGCCAATACCCCCGCCGGTGGCTATGGTCGTCGCCGGTGTCATGACAATGCGCTTGCGGCAATAGGCATCGACGCGCCGCGATGCACGGGCAAGCAGCTTATCGAGTGCGCCCGAGACGGCTTGAATTTGCGCCAGCTGCGTCGGAAACATGAGAGCTGCCGGATAGCTACTGAAATCGGTTGGAGTGACGTACAGGCGTGGCATCTAGCCTCCGTTCGTGTCGCTTTTCGTTTTGCCTTTAGGCGGCGTATTGGCCGAATCGGCCTGTGGTGTCGGGACACCACTCTCCACAGCGGTGAGCGCGGCCTGCGCCTGTGCTGCTTGCGCCGACTGCTCTTGCGGGGTGAGCATCCGGTAGAGGCCGTCTGGCATAGAGAGTAATTCCAGCATGTCATGACGTAAGACGGTATCAGGATAGCCATCCAGGGTGATGAGGTTGCTGTCAATGCGATAGTGACGTTCCGGTTGTGGCAATCCTTCCACCATGCCTGATGGAAAGGACGCGGAACCGGACACGTCACGGCATTTTAAGATGATTGGCATAGCTATAGAACCTCCCTATAAAAGGTGCGGAGTTGCTTCACAGGCGGGTTTGTGGTATACTGATGGGGATAAAATTGTGGTGTCAGGCGACGGTTGCAACGTCCCTGACCGGACACACCGCTTAGGAGATGTATCATGATCATTTTACCCTCTTGCCCACTTTGTGGCAACTCATTCACCCCGCGTAACCAAAGCCAACGATACTGCTTACCTTGCGTCCATAAACCCTGTCCACAATGTGGAGCAAAGAAAGATGTACGAGCAAAGTTCTGCGGTTCTTGCGTCGTGAAAAACAATTTTGCTCGCACCGAACCTTTACCTGCCATCCCCTGTCCAATGTGCAGCACTGCTTTCACCCCGCGCAATGTGCAGCAAAAATACTGCTCAACATGCGCCCACCTGGACAGGCGTTTTGGCAAGCCATGTGAAGTATGTGGCGTGAAGAAACGTTTCGATGCGCCACGTTGCAAGAAGTGTGCAAACCTCAGTCGTATTGACGACGGCAAAACAGGCCAGTGGAATCGACGTGAAAAGAAGTCCATTGAGCAAGTTATTGCAGAAGCTGAGACACTCGGACTCTTACCGGAGAAACAATACACCTTTGGATATGTGATTGGCGTTGTCTTTGGAGATGGCTGTGCATTTCCAATAACAAGCCGTATACCGCATACCCGTTCTGATGGAACCAGGCGGTACCATGACTCAACCACATATTGCATCAAGCTCCAGGTAACGTCACACATCTTTGCTAATCGATTTGCAGAGCATTGGAATGTGCTTATTGGCAAGTTCCCTAGAGTGAAAACAAGCGTGCGTACAAACTTCAGCAAATCTACCTTAAAAGGTCGTTCTGAGAAGTACCGCGTGCAACTTTTCACGGTTGAGCCGCGCCATACCCTTGTTGGGAGATATCTCAGATGGCTCAAGTATGAAAGTGAGCCATCTGAACTACTACGCTTCCCTCTTGAGGTGATGCGTGGCTTTGTCCATGGCATGATCGACTCAGAAGGATATCTCAACCCCAAGAAACCGGGGTTCATAGACATAGCAAACAAAAATATCAAGCTGCTTGATACCCTTGTTAGTATGCTTGAGCGACTTAACTGTAAAGCCACCGTCTATACCTACCCTTCTCAGAACGTTTCACACCTAGTTACTTACATGTCATACACTAAGTACGGGCATAACATGTAAGTAACTACTTTACCGTCATTCTTCGCTGACTTCGATGCTAATGCCCATTGAGAGGCCAGCTGGAATGGCCGCGCCCACCAGGTTGATCGCCAGTCCCTCACTCGCATTGTTGAGGACAATGGCTTTATCCGGTCGGTTGCCAAAATCCCAGATGAGTTTGTCATGCTGGGGGAAATCGGTCGCCGTAAAGGGCGACAGGACCGGCACGATTTTGGCGTCGCGCACAATACCAACGGCGGTGCCAACGGTCGGATTGGCGGTGTAGCACTGCACAACGGCGGTCGCAGGGCCGTCAGTGCTGTCGTATGGCACGCCCGTTGGACTCCCCGTTGAAGTCCCACCGCTATTGGCAGTACTCCGCTTAATCAGTTGGACTTCCAATGCAGCGGCGGTGGCAGCGGTGCAGAGCGCATCGATTTCGATGCGCAGAATGCGTACCGTCTTGGAAGCCGAGCCGTTGATAATCGCCACGTCAGTGGGCGTCGCGGCAATGGCAAAGGTCGAACGGGCAAAGGCATACGTCGCTTTTTGCCCGTCGGTCGGGCCTTTGATGGGAAGGCCGTTGGCGTCAAGTTGTTGTGCTGAAAATGCACCCATGTTCGTGTCCCTTTCTGGCGACTAGTTGACGTAGACGCCCATGGCTTTAGCCATAAAGCCGGGGCCGCGCACAACCAGCACCTGATCACCTTCCAACGCCACCTGTTGCGTGCGGGCGTTGACCAGCGCGAGAGGCACGGTTTGTAGCTCGTTCACCACTGGCACCAAGAGGATATCGGGGTCGCGTGGAAGCAACCAGATGTCCTGGGCGGTATGACTGCCAGGGTTGGTGCGTGGGATCGTCACACCGTCCGGGGCCGCGTTGGTGCCATCAGCACTGTAGATGGTCGTCCAGTACAGCGTCGTGGTCACCGCTGGGTTTTGGATCAGGCCGGTGTCGGTAAACGAAGTGACAGCGGCATCGGCACTGATGTTGTTGGCGGCCACCACCGCGTAGAGCGTCTCTGAGCCAGAAGCCCCACCGGCAACTGTGCGGAAGACGCGATAGAACAGGATTTGGCGGCTATTGCCGTTGGCGTCAGTAACCGTAGGCGTTGACCAACTCAGCACGACGTTATTGCCCGCCGTGGGCGTCACCAGGACTTCCGCGCTCGCAACGGTGACCCCATAATCAGAGACGGCTTCCACAATGTAGCCGTACTGGCTGTTGACCAGGGATGAGCCGGAGCCGGTATTGCCAGTGGCTGTGACGCTTCCCATGGTGCCCAGGGATGTGATGAAAGACGACTCCACAAACGGCACGCCGCGATAGGTGGCAAGTTCCAGGCCACCGTCAATGTAATTGCGATTGTCGGTAATCTGGCCGTTGAGCTGGCCCCGGTCGTCGCGAGGGTAGATCACGGCTTTGTCCATGAACCGCTTTTCCTGCACAAAGAGGCGACCAATGGTTGAGTACAACTCAGACGACAGCACAAAGGCGTACTGCCCAGGCTTAATGCGTGCGCCCAGACTCTTCTTCACGCCGTCGATCATGGCATCGAGCATGGCAAAGGACGGGGCACCATTGACCGCAATCTTGTTGGTCGAGTTGGGAGCCATGAGCAGATCAACGCCGTCGTAAGCCGGTCGCCAGGTGTTGAGCGTGGCACCGGCAGAGCCATAGAAGTTGACGGCCTCTTCCCACCACATGGCACTCTCAGTGGCTGCCTCAAGCTCCAACTGTAAGAGATCGCCGTTGACGCGGGCGGTCTGAATGCTGAATTTCGCCAGGTCGAGGTTGGACTGCCAGTGTTTCACCGCCCAGGTGGTCTGGCTGTAGCTGCTTGAGGTCGCAGCCACCGATCCGGTACCGGTCGTGGGCGGGGCCTCTACCACCGCACGGGTGATGGGATAATTGGTTCTTTTGTTAAAGATGTAGGTCGGGGTGTTCCACTTTTTGCGCGGGAACAGCGTGCGCGTGGCCGTGAATTTGCGCGTTGCTTCAAAGAGCGAGCGGTCAATCACGGGTTGAAAAAGGTACTGTGCGCCGTTGGATTGTCCCAACGCCTCTTGAATTTGCCTGAGTGTTGCCATATCGGCCTTTCCTCCACTACCACCACTGCACGGCCAGGGGCCGCTATGGCGAAACATTAGACCTGTTCGTATTGGTCAATAAACGCGGTGATATCGCGGCCTCTGGCATGGGCATCGTCCAGGTTCATGCGATAGGCCAGAAACGGGGCCATTTCATGCACCGCCAGTTTGGGGTCGATATCTTTGGGCCAGGGCACGCGCCGATCAGCCAGAGCTTTCCAGTTCTTGGGGGCCAGCATGCCAGACAGGTAGTCGCCGCTTTCGTACATGGGTTCCGGCACGAGCGTGCTTTCCTCAACATCGCCGATCAGGGCCTGTGTTTTGCGCTGTGGCTCACCTTGTAAAGCCGCGAGACGCTCGTTAAACTTGCGTTCCTGTTCCGCAAGTTTGGCGTCAAAGGCTTCCTGCAACTGCTGTTCGCTGGACTTGGGTGGATTGACGGCGTAGCCTGCTTTCTTCAAGGCTTCCATCATTTGCTGTGGGGTCATGGATTCCTCCTCATCATCGTCGGGGTCTTGGGGATCGTCATCATCGTCGGGGTCTTGGGAATCATCGTCCTGGTCGGGGTCAAGAGCAACGCCCAGGGCCTCGTTATACGCGCCTTCGCAGCTCATCCCGAGCTGCTTCGCACTTTCGTCATGCGCGGCGGCCAGGCGCACGGCATGTTTTTGAGCAATGGCCTTGCCCTCTTCAGAGAGTTCAGCTTCAACCAGGGCGCGGTAGCGTGCGGATTCCGCGCCGTGCTTGTCGGCAACGGTGGCATCCAGCACACCGGCCAAATGGTCATGCACCCGTTGGTGCGCTTTGCGGTCGTCCGTCATGGCTTCCTCAAGCGCACCGGCAATGACTTTCAGGAAAATGGGGATAGGCATAGGGTCTCCTTTCGGGGTGTCAATGGACACATCGGAAAGTGCAAATGCTTCGATAAAGGGCTGCTGTGAGTGGGCGTGCTCGTACAACACGGCCAAGATACGGGCGGTATCTTGCAGGCCGGGGCGCGTGGTTAAATCGATGCCCATCAACTCTGGTTCATAGCCGTCTTCTGGGACGACTAAAGGCAAGTCGTAGTTTTCGTCGTACACGAGCTTCACGCCCCACACGCGCATACTTTCCGAGGCCAAGTACCCGCCTTCCGCCAACGCCAGCATGTCGCGGGCAGCGGTGGTATCAGCCAGATCAATAAGCGCATAGAATTTTTGTCCTTCCTGCCAGAGCTTCACAGCCCGCCCGACGAGTTCGGTATTGACATTGCCATTGGCGGCCTCATGCGAGACAAAGCAGGTGACGGGTAATCCGAACGGATCCGCCAACTTGCGCTGTCCTGACGCATAAATCGCGTCACAGGTCGCCTTTGGGTAGATACGCCCGTTCAAGCTTTGGGCGTTGTACTCTAACCAGCACACGTTGAGCGTGGCAATCTTTTTCAGTGGCTTGCCCACACTTTCTGTCATGACACTTTCTGTGGCGTCGGCTTGCCAGCTATCCGGTAGTTGGAAACCTTTGCGCTTGGCGATAGCGATAGCCCGTGCTTTGATTTTCGGTTGCATGTCAGTGGGGGCGCGTCCTAGCAAGCGTGCAGCAGAGTCGAGACGTTGTTGTGACGTGATCGGGTACTTTCTCTGCTCAGGCCAGGCAAAGTCTTCAAGCGGTAGCTGTTTGCGGGCGGCAACGGTTAGACCTTCCTCAAGGTCTAATGGTTCGTCATGGTCGCACAGATCATATCTCTTCATGCTGCCTTGCCCCCTTCCTCAACGACGACGCACAAGGCATCCGACCGACCGGTCATGACATAGGCGCAAAATTTGTGATGGCCGTCCAGGATGGTGTACATGCCGTCCTGCGTATCCGATGGCACGACAAAGATCAGGCCGAGGTACTCATCGATATGCGCCAGTGCCAACTGGATGTATTCCAGCAGTTGAGGAACGTAGCGCACCTGGTACTCTTTGACTTGCAAACAGTCCAGTGAAATGTGCTGAATGCTCAATTGGTCCGTGTCCGCAATCACGCCTCACCTCCATCATCCAAAATCACCAGTTGCCATTCATGCGGGCAGTTGGGGTGCGCTGGGAACGTGATCTCCAGATTGGCGTACTCTTCAAGCGTATAGGTATTGCCTGCGTACTCCGAGCAGATATCCGAACTCGACTCCGCAGGCACGCACTGCACACCAATGCGGTCTAGCCCGCCATTGACCATATCGCCAATCAGATCGCCGCCGCCGTCGGGCGTACCACTCATGCCAGGCACGAAGCCCGCATCCCCACCGGCAATGAAGCCGTCAGCTCCTGCCGCTGCGTCAAGGATGTCTTCTATCGCTTGATCAATGCCGTCCTGGCTGCCACTGCCAATCACGACATTGGCAATTTGCGGGGCTTTCCACTCGACAAAGGCTTTGATACCACCCGCGACACCAGCGGCTAAGGCTGCGGCATTGATGAGTCCGCCGATGAGTCCTTCGTCCAACTGTCCGCGTGTCTCGCTCGATTCGTTCGAGAGCTTTTCAATGAGGGAAGCCACCGTTTGCTGATAGGTTGCGCCAAGGCCCTGCACCTGCTCTTGCGCCCAGAGGCGTGCATCAACTTCATCGCTGGCTTGTGGATGCCAGGGGGCAATCTGAATGCGAGAGGCGACGGTTGACGCCGCTTTGGCGTGGGCGGCTTCTTTGGCAGAGAGATAGCCCCGCGCTAACAGGTCAGCCATAGCCTCATAGTCGCTATGGGTAAAGCTAAAGGCGGTATGGATGTCCGCTCCGTCCTGGGTGCCACGTGCGATGATGCGGTCAAAGAGCGCGGCGATCTGCTTAGTAAGCGCGGCTTTTGTCATGACAGGTGAAGCACTCTCTTGTTTTTGTGGTGGTTCTTCGCTCTTTCCAAGTCGGAAGGGTATCCGTTCCTCTCCAATACAGAGCGTGACCGTGTCCAGTATGAGCGGCAATGCAGGAACATCCTTGATAGGCATGGGTGCCGATGCATCGATATAATCGAGCGTGATATGGGGCGTGTAGCCATGATTGGCGGCGGCGTGGTAGCCAACGGCCTGCACAGCCGTGACCAGCTTCGTGCGGAACTCGACTAAGCCAGGAACGTCAACCAGCGCGATAATGGGTGTGGTGTCTGTTTCGGCTGGGAAGAAGCGACCGAGGCCACCCACCACGCCGGTCAGAGGCTGTGCTTGTGAGGCGACGCCTGCGATGGCTTCACGAATCTTGTGAGGCGACGTATCCGGTCTCAGTGTGCCATCAGTCGGTGCGTCGTCTTCCATATCGCCAAGATACGCCAGAGTAATATGCAGATCGTCAATTGTTTCTCCCCCAGGAAGAGCAAGTTTCTGAGCGGTGTCCTTATCCAGCAGAAAGGCCAGCATCATGCCGGTTGAATGATCTTGCCCGGCTTCCTGGAATGGTTGAGGAATAATTTTGACTGGATTGACAGGGCGTGCGTGTTCATCTGTTGGTGTGGTGTGATACCACGACGCCAGCCAATCGGTCATGGTCGTGATTTCACCGGTCTGTGCCGTGATAATACCAGATGCCAACTTTTTCAGTTCGTCGTGGCTGGTGCGCTCTGGCACCAGTTCAGACATATCGATAGCCGCCGCATGATGCTCAATCATCATACGTAAAAAGTCAATGTCGAAGGCTTTGCCTTGCAAAGGCTTGAGCATGGCTGCCATATCGGCCATGCTCGTGCTTTCCTCATTGGTCTTCCCCTCTGGTGGCTTTTGTGTACCAGCCTTCTGAACGGGCTGTTCAGGCTGGTTGGTAGCCCCTTGCGATGGTGGTTCTTTCAGTTTGTCGAGCTGGGCCTGTTTGGTGTCGAGCTCGACTTGGGCGGTTTGGCGTGCCTCGTCCTCTAAGTCTTTGAGGCGTGGGACAGGCGTGATCTCTTTGGTGGTGATAATGACCGGGACAGCACCGACTCCGTCCGCGTAGGGCTTTTTGCCGCTTTCAGCGCGGGCCTCGTCAATCAAGAGGGTGCCGTTACGCACGTGCATATCCTGCACTTTGGCGAGAGCTTCATCATTGCGAAAATCGGCGTAGCGCGTCGTATAGCGGTAGTCGTAAATACCAAAGCCTGTTTGCACGATGCGGTAGTTGAACTTCTCGAAAAAGGTGTGCCTCACCGGATCGCAGGCGTTGTACTGAAAACTCTTTTCCTGGTCCTCTCCCGTTCCCCCGCCAATATTGCCGGATTCGATAATGCCGACAATCGCGGGTGGCACATGATAGGCCGTCAGCACAATGCCACGCATCCGGTCGAGGCCTCGGTCAAAGTCGATATCGATAGAGCCTTTGCCGCTCGGATTAATCTTCGCACCGTTGTACGTGACCGGGGGCAGGTGCGCGTTTTTCTCTCCCGTATAATTGGCACGAAACCACATGAGAAAACGGTCGGCCTCGTCTTTGTCGCCTTGAAACTCGACAGAGTAGGGAAACTTTGCGCCTTTCTGGAAGAAGGTTATCAGCCAGTTGACCATCTTTTTGTCGAGCAGGACGGCGTCCTGCACGCGCTCTATCGGGCTAAAGGGGTCAAGAGCGGCGCGTGGATGAGGAAACCACCAGCGCACAATGTCACGCGGGTCCAGTGGGTTGCGCTCGGTGGTGCTATCGAGCTGCTGGTAGTATTGCTCGATATGGCCGTAGCGATTGGCTTTGTAGCTCATCGTGATGCCGTCAATTTTGTAGAGCTGGTAGGGCAGACCGTCTTTCCAGACGATCTCCGTATAGGTATCCCCAAAGATGAGTTCGTCGGTGATGGAGGCCCTGACGTATTGCAGCATGTCCCAGTCGTCATTGACGCGCAGAGCGAACTTTTCAAGCGTCTCCCGATTCTTTTCGTTTGGCTTCTCAACCGTTGGTTCAATGACTAAGCCGCCCGATGTGATTCTTTTTGCGATCACATCGACACAGGCAGAGACCCAGGGATTGTTGAGATAAATAGCAAGCAGGGTTTCTTTGCGCTCACGGGCGGTCATGCCTTGCGCGGAACGGGCAGTGTCTCCGTTGTAGGCATACTCATCATAGGCGGCTGAAATACTTTGGGGGAGCTTGCCACCATTGCCAGCAGCTTCTGAAAGGCCAGAGACGACATGGGAGTCAAACACCCAGGAGGTGCGGGTTTGGGGGGCGTGCGCAATCAGCACAGGCTGCGCGATGCCAGACGTGCGCCCATAGCCTGGACCGTATAAGAGTCCTTGCGCCCAACTCCGTAATCCCACCGCACGCCTTCCCTTCCCTTTTCCCTACCTACCCATCAGAGCTGAAACAGAAAAACGTACAAAAGCACGTGGAAAGCGTGTCCAGAAATGCCACGCTGGAGAGCCTTACTTTCCCGATAAAACCGGATGGGACTCCATATCATGCCTTACCACCAATCTAGTGCGCCAGCCGCCTCATCCCAGGAAGCGGTGGCGTGAATCATGTCGGCTTCCTCATCGGTTGCAATGAGAATACCGGATTCTTTGTCTTCGTCTAACATCAATTCCGTTAAGGCCCACACCAATGCGTCTAGCCTATCCGGTGAACGCATCCCCGGCTCCCAATTGCATAACTGGTCCTCGAGGTCTGGAAAGACGCCCACGTGATGGACTCTGCCTTGTTGGTACAGGCTAGACACCGGCTCCGCCCGAATAATCTTGCCTCGCGATGCATGAACCGCGTGATACGAAATATTTTTCTTGGCAGTCCGAACATTGACCTCGACTAAATCACCGCCGTTATTGTCCTCACCCACGACCGCGTCGGCTTTGAACAGGTTGTAGGCTGCGGCTACCGCGTCGGCCCACTCACTCGGCTTGCCCTGTAACGAATAGTCGGCCAGGATGTAGCCTTGTCCATCGAGGCCCAGACCCGCCACGATGATACCGGTTTCCGCTACCTTCTCGTCCAGCTCCCCTTTGGCGACTTTGGCCTCACTTGGCCCTTTGACCGCCGGATCGACGGCCACCACGATGCGCTTGAGATCAGGATGCTCGGTGACGCGAAACGCTTCCAGCATCGTTTCGCGCTTCCACAAGGCCCCCGGATTATCGTCAAGGATGGCCCCTTCGATTTCTTGCCTGCCTAAGCGTGTCCCCGCGTACTTGCGTTCAACCTCTCGTAAGAATTTCTTCGCCAGATTAGCGGCATTCTCATACATATTGCCGCGTGTGACGTGCGTCGTTGGGTCCGCCACCAAGGCCTTAATGGCCTTGGTGGCCCTGGGCGTTGTCGTGACAATGGCCTGTGGCGACTGTCCCAGGCGCAGGCCAAATTGCAGTTGGTCCCAAGCGTCGTCGTACTGCCAGGCCGCCCGCTCATCACACCAGGCTCTGGTATGCTGTGGGCCTCTGAGTTGATCGGGCTTCTCCGCACTGTAGGTGGTGGCGATGCAGCCGTTGGGCCACGTGACGCGCCGTTTCGATGGCTTGTACTCAGGGCGAAACCAGGGCGGGCTACAGGCCAGGATGCCCGATTTGCCACCCACCATGACATCGCGTACATCAGCCACCGTGCGACCCACCAGCGCGATATGACCCTCTGGATCAGCCATGGCTGATTCAATCGTCCATTCCGCACCCGTTCTGGTTTTGCCGAAACCTCTCCCAGCTAAATGCGCCCAGGTGGACCAGGCCCAGGGAGCTTCCAGTTGCCAGAGCTGCTTATCACGCGCCCAGGCGGCCCAGGTGTATTTGATGCGAAGAGCTTTTGATTGCGAGACTGAGCGAATGAACGCCAGTTTCTCTGGTTTTGAAAGTGCTGCAAGTCGCCGCGCCGCTTCAAGCGGGATCGGCGGTGGTGCCTCTAGGTGACGTTTGACTTTGACCAGGACTGACATCCGGTAATGCCTCCAGGTCTGCTACAAGCGACGCATGTTCCGCATTCAGCATGTCGATGAGACCGCTATGCTCAATTTCTTGCTTCTTGACCCTGCCACCAGTCTCTTTGGCGATATCATCCAAGAGGCCGCGCCATTCGCGCATATGCTCAGGGCTATTGCGCAAGTGATAGGTTTTGCCGGTTTCGCTCGTATACGGCTGCTCCATCTCCCGTGCCTGATAGTCGAGGGCTTTCACGCGCTCATGCACCGCCGCATAGCCGGTTGTCAGAATACGCTTGATTTCCGCCTCTTCTGCCGCTTGTAGCTCCGCTTCGAGTCGTGTGCGTTCTGCTTGTACAGCGGGAAGCTTGAGCCAGCGATGCGCTGTTTTCTCACTGACACCGATAGCCGAAGCCGCCGCCACAATCGATTGACCGACCGATAAGGCTTCGATGAACTGGGTCTGCTTGCGAGTCAGAGGGCGGACATTTCCTGACATTTCCTGACCCTTCCACTTTGCCAGTACCGAAAAGCACAAACCGGAGGACCCCGTTCACATCATCTGCCCATCCTCCACCCAGGAGTCCTCCGGTTCGTGTTTCCTCCCCTCCCCCACCCAGCCTCTCTCAACAAGGCTTGTTGCGACCTGTCACCTGAACCAAAACAACAAAACGGGCAAGCTCTTGTGAAGCTTGCCCGGAAATCAGTGTCTCAGTCAGCAGTGCTAGAGCTAAGTATACCCTATTGCTGAGTGGGTGTCAATCGTTTGGTTGCACCCGGCCTTTGACCTCGTACTTGAGGCAAAAGAGCGTGAAGACCAGGAACGCCCCGCCCGCCCGTCTGGGTCTTGTGTAATTACACAAGACTTACACAAGACCCAGACGGGCGGAGGCTCTGCCCCCGCCCAGCTTTATTTCTCCTTTTGCTGTATCATGTTTACCATCGTTTTTTGTCCTTTGGTCATGATGCTACTGCTTGCGCCTGGCGTTGTCGGTAGTCCTCAACCGAGCGTTCATCGATACACCACATTGCCCCGACGCGATAGGCGCGTATCTCCCCGTGCTGGTGCAAGAGATGCACATCTTTGTGATGCGCGAGTCCTAAGCGACGGCCCGCCTCAGATAAGCTAATGGTGCCTTGTGGGCGCTTGAGCATGGCTTGTTCCTCCCTCAATCATGGTGGTCAAGGTCGCTTTGTAGA